AAACACAAGTAAAAAGGTAGGGGAATAAGTCCCCTGCCTTTTATTGTAAATAATAACAACTAAAATTATAATAATATGGCTTGTGAATTAACCGCAGGATTTGCATTAGATTGCAAAGAGGGTGTAGGTGGTATTAAGGCTATCTATATACAAAGTCTATCAGAATTCTATGATGGTGGACAAGTTAGTATTGATGCTGGCTCTCAAGAAATTGATGCATTACCAACTGCAACCATTTATCAATATGTATTGCCTAAGCATACAGGAAACTTTACCGAAGAAGTACAAAGTTCAGTTGAAAACGGAACTATTTTCTACACTCAAACAGTAACCGCAACTTTCTTTAAGTTGACTGCTGTACGTAGAAAGCAACTTGAATTAGTTGCAAAGAATCGTCTTGTTGTATTTGTACAAGATAACAACAACAACATTTGGATGGTTGGTAAGGTTGATGGCGCAGAAGTTACTGCCGCTTCGACTTCTACAGGTACTGCAAAAGGTGACCTTAACGGTTACACAATTACATTCACTGCTGAAGAGGCTAATAAAGCTTATCGTTTGGAATCTTATTCATCAATTCCATTTGATAACTTTCAGTCAATTACAGTAGGTATCGGAAGTATTTAATTTATATTTGTTTAAAGGATGAATTACCTTCAAACGAATACCGCATCTCAAACTCTCCTCTTAAGTTTAAAAGAGGGGAGTTTGTTATTTGATACAACGTATACGGATTATCTTTTGATGATTCAAAACGAAATTACTTTAGAAACATTTTATGTTATACCTGCTCAAATCAGCGAGAACGATAGGGTTACGACTTTGGCAATTAGTACAAATGACGATGATCCAACTAATGGTTCTATTCTTGTTACTAATGGTGGGCGTTATAACTTCATTATATACGGTCAAAATTCAGATACTAATCTTGACCCACAAAACGCGGTTGTGGTTGGTGAGATTAAAAGAGGTTTCATCCAAATGGAAACTTTGGTAAATTACTACGACCAACCAAACATAATTATTCCAAGTGATATTGAGTACAATGGATAAAACAAAATCAATCGTTGACAGGTTTAGTGCAACTCAAGTAGAGTTAGCAAAGTACGTTAAAATAGAGCCTATCGAATTTGAGGATAGAAAGGGGTGGGTGGCTTATGGCGAAGGAAACCACTTCCCGCAATACTTGATTGAATTATATAATACTTCACCGGTACACGGTGCGCTCGTAAATAGTATCTCGTTTATGATTGCAGGAAAAGAATTTACTGCTGCATCACAAGTGACATTACGCGAGATTCAACGATTGAAGTTAGACAAGGTCTTGCATTCAACAGCACTTGATTTAAAGTTGCACGGTGGATTCTATTGGGAAGTAATTTGGTCAATGGACAGAAGCACCATTGCTCAAATAAACCACTTGCCATACGAGAACTGCCGATTGGCTTGTTCCGATGATAACGATGATGTGACTGGTGTTTGGTATTCACGTGATTGGTCCGATACACGTAAAAAGAAAAACAATCCTCACTATATACCATTCTTTGACATAAATACCAAAGAGGAAAACCCGAAACAAGTGATGTTCCAACATTCGATGATGGTAGGTAGTGAGTATTACCCGAAGCCTGATTACATTGGATCAATCAACTGGATTGAGTTAACAAGACAAATTGGAGAATACCACGTAAATAATATTTTAAATGGTTTCTTTCCTTCGTTAATTGCATCATTTAACAACGGAATACCTACGTTAGAAGAGCAAAGAATGATTAAACAGCAACTGCAATTAAGCATTCAAGGTGCTGAAAACGCAGGAAAGGTGTTGACATTCTTCAATGAGGAACGTGACAGAGGTGTAGAATTTACCGCTTTCCCTATTTCGGATAGTGATAAGCAATACGAGTTCTTAAGTACCGAGAGTACAAACCAAATTTTGATTGCTCACCGCGTTACTTCACCGCTTCTTTTTGGTATTCGTGATGGTGGTGGATTGGGTTCAAATACCGATGAATTGAAAACATCAATGTATTTGTTTACCAAACAAGTTATTGAGCCTTTCCAACGTATTATCTGCGATGGAGTAGATGAGATATTGAGAGCCATTGCAGTTCCGCAAGGGGTTAAGATTGCACCGAATGATTTATTTGTTCCCGAACAAACAACCGAAGCACCTGTAACGCAGTCAACTGAAAAAAAAAAAGTTAAGTGCGAACACGAAGCAGTTTCTCAAAAGTTTGAGAGCTACGCACCAACCAATGAAATGGCAGCAGAAGCCGAACTTGGATTAAAGTGGCGCGAAGAGTACGGAAGAGGTGGAACGGAAGTAGGTGTTGCACGTGCGAGAGATATAAGCAACAAAAGAAATTTATCTTTGGATACAATTCAAAGAATGAATAGTTACTTTTCACGACACGAAGTAGACAAACAAGCGAAAGGTTGGAATCAAGGCGAAGAGGGTTTTCCGAGTGCTGGTCGTGTGGCTTGGCAACTTTGGGGAGGCGATGCAGGTCGTGATTGGGCAAAAAGAATTTTAGAACGTGTTGAGCAATCAACCCACGTTTGCCAATCAAGTGTTGACGATTTCACCGATGAAGAAGGAAAGCAATTTTTAAAACATCTTGCCGAATGTGGTGAGTTGATTGATTTAAATGAGTGGGAACTTGTTGAAGAGTGTGAGGTTGGCGATTACGATACTGAAGAAAACTTTACCAAAGTAAACCAAGCACTTGATTCATATGCTGACCCTGACCAAAAGAGCAAACTTGATGCAGGACTTTACAAAGTGCGTTATAGATATTCAACTTGGATAAGTCAAAATTCGCGTGAGTTTTGTCGTGAAATGGTACGACTTTCGAAAGGTGGCATTGTTTGGAGATACGAGGATATTCAAGATATGAGTTCATCGGGTGTAAATGGTCAATTTGCTGAAAGAGGTAGAACAACTTATAATATCTTCCGTTATAAAGGCGGTGTTAATTGTCATCATTTTTGGATGAGAGCAATTTATAAACGCAAAAGAGAAGGTGGTAAATTCTTACCAAACGAAGGGATGGATAACGAAGTAAAGATTGCGGTTAGAAAAGCGGAAGCTGAAGGATTTTCACCACTTGATACAACGGTAGGTTATCAAGATGCAAAGAGACCAATGAAGGACTTTCCAAATGGCGGTAGAATAAACTAAAAAAATTGTAAATTATGGCAATCCCACAAGAAATACTTTTGATAAACGAGGAGTTATTGAAGAAATACACTCCTTTAACTGATGCAGTTGACCCAAACTTAATTCGACCTTGCATTTATGTAGCGCAGGATATGTACTTGCAGAACTTTTTGGGTACTAACTTAACCAACAAATTGAAGGATGATGTCGCTAATGGTACACTTGCTGACCAGTACGAAACATTATTGAATGATTACGTGATTAAATTGCTTATTTGGTGGGTAATGGTAGAACTTTACCCATCGTTATTGTACAAACACGACAATGGTAACTTGGTTTCAAGACAAAGCGAAGACACAACTCCTGTAACTAAAGGTGAAATGGAATCGTTGAAAGAGAAAGCGCGTGAGAATGCGAGGTTCTACACCAAGCGAATGGTTGATTATTTGCGTTTTAATACAAATCTTTTCCCTGAATATACTAACAATACGGATAACAATATCTTCCCCGATATGAACCCGTATGGAAAGAGTAACTTTTTGATTTCGGATAGTTATAAAACACAACGTCATAAATGGTCAATTCAAAACTTCCTACCTCCTACGTACTAAAGCGAGAGCAGTACGAGAAAATGTTAAAGGTTTATCTTAAAAAACAACAAGCTAAAGTAAAAAAAAGTTGAAAGAGTTATTGTTTTTGAAAGGCAAGTTCTGGTTATTAGCAAGTCTCGCTGTATTCTTACCAATCAAAGAGCTGATGTTAACCATTGGCTTTTTGGTTGCTGCCGATATGGTTGTAGGTATTTGGAAGGCATTGAAGTTGAAACAACGTATTCGTTCACGCAGGATGAGTGATACTATCACGAAACTTTTATTGTATCAAATTGCAATAATGAGCGGATTCTTAATTGAATCTTTTATCATTGCTGAACTTATACCGATTACTAAATTGGTTGCTACCGTTATCGCAGTAATCGAATTTAAGTCAATCATTGAATCGATTGAATCGGTTACTGGCAAAGACCTTTGGAGTAGAATTAAAACTATTATAGGTAGAAAAAGCGAAGATATAACCGATGCAATGACCGATGGAAAAGATAAGTAAATATGTGACCTATGCCGAAGTCACAAAGAGCAATCAAGCGACTGCGTTAAAGTTGGCTAACATTCCAAATGCGGAACAATTAAATAACTTACGTTTGGTATGTACTAAAATCTTTGACCCACTACGCGAACACTTTGGAAAGCCTATCGGTATAAGTAGTGGCTTTAGGTCAGTTGAACTAAATAGCAAAATTGGGGGTTCTAAATCATCACAACATTGTCAAGGAAAGGCACTTGATATAGATGGAGATATCTTCGGTGGTATAAGTAACAAATTAATTTTTGAATATATTAGAAAAAGTTGTACTTTCGACCAACTCATTTGGGAGTTTGGAAGTGAGAACGCACCTGATTGGGTACACGTAAGCTACAATGAAGGGAACAACAGGAAGCAGGTTTTACGTGCGGTTAAAATTGGCGGCAAAACTGTTTACCAACCCTTCTAAATATGGCTCAAGAATCACCAAAAACAAAGTTAGCGCGTGAAGTTCGCGCGAAGTTTCCAAACACACCAACGTTGACACTTGCAAAGAAGTTAAGCAAAGAACATTTTGAAACTTTTTTAGGTGTTGAGGATGCGCGTGATACGTTACGCAGGATAGAAGGTAAAAATGGTAATATACCAAAAGATAAATCTTTGGTAATGGAAAAAGAAAGACCAAAGAACCCATTTAAGTTACCAAAGTCATATGCAAAAGGTCGCAAACATATTGATATAAAAGGCAAAAAGATTTTGATATTGTCCGATGTTCACATTCCATATCACGACATTGATGCGTTATCAGTTGCCATTGAAACAGGATTGAGCGAAGGAGTGGACACAGTTATTTTAAATGGTGACGCATTAGATTGTCATATGATAAGTGACTTTGTTAAAGATCCAAAGAAACGCAAATTCAAGGATGAATTATACGCAATGCGAACCTTCGTTTATGAACTTCGTCAAACATTTCCAAATGCAGAGATAATTTATAAAGAAGGTAACCACGAAGAAAGGTATTGGAGATATATGAGGGTTAAAGCACCTGAACTATTCGACATTGACGCATTCGATTTCGCTTCACTTTGCCACTTGGATAAGTACGACATCAAATGGATTGAGGGAAAGAACAAGATTAACATAGGTGGGTTGTCTTTATTTCACGGTCACGAGTTCGGTAAGCAATTCTTACCTTCAGTAAACGTAGCGCGTGGGTTGTTTTTAAAGACCAAAGCAAATGCGATGTGTGGACACCATCACCAAACCGCAGAGCATACCGAAAGAGATGTAAACGGAAAGGTAATAACTTGTTGGGGTGTGGGTTGCTTAAGTGAGTTAAGTCCCGATTATAACCCATATTCAAAATACAATCACGGATTCGCAATTATAACAAGAGGCAATGGAAAAGAATTTCACGTTAAAAATTATCGCGTTAATGACGGTCGCATTTATTAGCGGTCTGTTCATTTGCCGAAGTTGTAATAAACCACAAATCCAAACCATTAGCCACAACGACACAATCGTAGTATTAAAAGCGCGTGTTGATACGTTGGAAGTGGAACGTATCAAAACCAAAACTATTTATGAAAAACAAATTGATACTATTTATTTGCTTGACAGCATTGCCATTGATAGCGCATACACAAAAGCAATCAACAGACTTCAGGAACTCGAAAGAACTGGATTCTTTAAGCATTGAACGTAGGCTTGTTGTATTAGGTGTCAAATCACTTGACTATTACGTTCATTTAAACGACATCAATAGTCGTATTATCCGTACACAAAGTGATGTTATTGTCTATAATGAGGGATATATAAAACAATTAGAGGGATTAAATAAGGGATTAAACGAGGGATTAAATGAGGAATTAAATAGAAAAAAAAAGTGGCGAAAAGCCACTCTTTTAATTGGTAGTATTTATGTCTTGACTGCTACAATTATTTATATTTTATGATGGGTATAATTTGTTCAGTTCATTTAATCTGTTAATTGATAAAATTAATTCGTTCATATCAGATTTCCATTTTGGATCAATTAAACATTTGGCATCATTAATTAATCGCCATTTCGCTGCGCTTAAAAATCCTTTACCTTTTTTGCTTAATTTCATTGATGGTATTGATACATATTCACAACGAATAGCCATCAATAAAAGTTCATTTTGTTTATTCATTTTTTTACTTTTTTAAGTTCATAATTCTTTTTAAATAGATAGCCATATCAAGTGCTTCCTCATACGCGTGGTGTAGCCATTCTTTCTCGGATAGATTCGCCTTGTCTACAGTTGTTCCGTACTTCGCCCTTCCCATTTTCTCACGTGATATAAGGTCTGTGATGACTTCTTTATATACATCGCTTTGGCAGTTGTCAAAATCGTGTGTTATATTCATTCTATTTCAATTTTAGGTTGGTTTTCTTTTGCATCTTGTATCAACTTAATCAGTTCGGGTAGCATCCAATAGCCATACGTTGCCATTTCATATGTGAAATCATCAAGGTGTTTTGTGATGTCTGGTAATGTAGCTCCATCGGTTTCCCATAGCGCAGTGATTGTCTTTCCGTGTTCACGTTGGATGGACTCATTTAACCGCTTCATCAACATCTTTGTTTGGTGATTATAGAACCATTTAATCGGTTCGCATTCATCACTCGCGTAAAGTGTAGCCTGTGTCCACATTAACAGGTTGAGAACCTTAATTTTTTCAAGGTCACTCTTTGATAGTTTGTTGTTCATAGTTCGTGTTCAATTTCTTGTTTCAAAAGTTCTAAGGCATATCTTGCACCTTCGATAAACGCGAAGTAACGCGAGTTGTCCATTTGTTCACCGTTGTACATCGCATACATTTCGGCTTTCATTTTAATTAGTTCATTCATTTTCATAGTTGCAAATATAATTAAGCGAAGGCATATTTTCCAAAATTCTTTTTTAATTCATAAAACGAGCGCATCATTATTGCATCAGCAAAGTCGGGAGACATTCCAAATCTCTTTTTCAAATCTTCTTTGTTGGTCACTCTTAACTTTTGGTCGCTATCCAGTTTCTCGCGCCTTATCATCTCTAACTCTTTAACGATTGTATCTTTGTGCTGTGAGTTAAAAGTGATTGAGTTGTTGGTAATCAATTCACCAAGTTTAAAGTAACAATCGGATTTCAAGTTAAGGTAGTTTTCACGAACCGATTTAGATCCGTTAAGAAACCCTTTGCACTTCAAGAAGTCAACCGCACCACCACCGATTCCATCTTCATCCACCAAGACATTTGAGAGTAACACACCATTGCTTTGAGCCATTTGTCGAATCGTGTCAACAACTTCGTTTATTGGCTTGTGTTTTAACACAACAAACTTTTCCGCGTGTAGTCCATCCCATAACACGATGACAGTTCTATCGTCACCCATTCGCGCAATATCCGCAGTTATATACTTGGTTGTGTTCTTTTGTTGTGGTTCACGGAAACACCTCAACAAATCATCGTAGTGGTAAAGCCTATCTTGTGTCTCGTCATAGTCCCAATCACCATCTAAAAGCCTTTTGCGGTCAATCTCGGGTAGCATTCGCAAGTTTTCTAAATACACTGGCGAGATATGTGGGTTATCCGTTGGCAAGGCTTGTATGAACTCCCTATCTTGTCTTAAAGTTCCATTACGTTTAGCATCGTAGAACTCGTTATAAAGCCATCCTTTGTGTGGGTTGCAGGTTAGCAATCCTTTTGGCTTGTCGTTTATAAGTTTGTAACGCACACGCGAAGCGAGAATAGCAATACACTTTTCGCTCACCTCACCTGCCTCGTCAACGAAGTAGTCTGTTATCTCTAACGAACCGAATCTTTGAAACTCGGGGTCACTTGGCATATCCGCCAAATCCATCAATATCGTTTGACTTCCATTGAACCAATTTATTACATGGTCTTGACCGTTGTAGGTAAAATGTTTTCCTGCAATTAATCCATAGTTAGCGCACAACTCAAAGAAGGTAGCCATTGTAGACAATCGCAACTTCTTTAATTCAGCACGACCAATTAAACCGCGTGTTCCTGCGTACTTTAACCGTCTCTTTATTTGCCAATCGCAACCAAGAAAACTTTTTCCGCTTCCTGCAGAACCGCCATAAAGAACCTGCCACTTATCCGAATCAATGGACAAGTGGTTCAAGGCTTCTTTTTGTTTATCGTGAAATTGTATCATTAGAATAAAGTTAGTTGGTTGGTTGTTTCACTTGGCAATTCATCACATAGCATCCGCAAAATACCATCATATTTGCAGTGATCATTGTTATTACCAATCAAATAAACCAATCGATTCACACTTGCAAAATATGCTTCATCTTCTGTCTCATATCCGTTTGAATGATTCAGCACTGGCTCACTCCATCCTTGATTCATTCCGAAAAAAGTTAATCCATACACCCAACGGTTATTTGTATTCTTAGCCCATTTAACTTGTGCGGTAAATTTTTTAATGCATTTGAAAGTACATAACTTTTCATTCACACACACACCGTGTTCATTCCATTCAAAATCACTTTGAACATTCAAATCTTCATCATAGTACAATTCTTCTTCACTCATAACTTCTCAATTATTCGTTGTTGTAGTATATGACTATCCATAATATCCGCGTAAAGATGGCGCATTATTCCTTGACGAACATCGTGTTCAAAGTCCGACTTTTCTTTTGACTTCATCCGAGTAATTGCAAAGTTCGATAAGTTCCTTTCGTTGGTGAGTTCCTGATACGATAAGAATCTAAACTTCTTCCAATCTTCATCCGACCACCATTCAACATTTAGAATGTTTCTCTTTTCCATCATCCGCATCATTGACGGCGCGAGTAAACTTACTTCAATTCTCTTTCCATCTTTCCAACGTTGGACATCGCTCAAAAACATCTCTTTAAAATCTACTGGCTCATCGTCTTGAGTTGTTGTGCCGATTACCAACTTTGCTTTCTTTCGTTCAATATCCAAGTTCATTTGCATCTTGTAAATCTTATACGCGTTCAAGACATCACTTAAAAATTGAATTGACATTAGACCATAGTGTTCCACGCGTTTCCAAGTTTGACCAACTGCATTTAGTTGAAACGCTAAACCAAGTTCGCCTATCGTAAAGAACCTGTAGAACTGTTGAGTTGTGTCATATAACAACTGAGTTTCTTCACCTGAAGGTAGTTCTTTGATTCCGCTTATAACGATTCCTTTGGCGATTAAAGCCTTAAACATTGGCAATGTGCTGTCTTGGATTTGCGTTTGTTCAAGCGCGTGTAAATAGGCTTTCTCGTCAACTGTCAAGCCATTGTTGTAGGTCTGCCCTTTGTACTCTACCAAGTTTTGATTCATAGTTATTGTTTTTAGTTGTTACAAATTCGTGAAGTTTCCAAGCGGATCTCATAGCCGCCTTCCAGTCCTTCATTTTTTTCTTGCCATAGTACCAATTCGTGTTAGTGTAATGGCTAATAAATACCTCTGCAAAGTTAAGCGCATCATCAGAACACGCAGACGGAATGCGTTCCAAAAAGTATTCCGCCACTTCCTCCATCGTCGGCGGAGAAAATGATGTTCTCGGTGTCTTGCACTTCGATAAGGTCAACTGCTCTTCGAGTAATTGTACTCTTAAGGTCAAGGATTTTAACGCTTGTTCTAATTGTTCGTTGTTCATTTAAACGTTGTTTTAAAGTTACACAGTCATATTCTTTATCCAGCAACAGCATTGCTTCGTCAATATAGGCTCGGTAAATAGCATCCACTTGGTAAAGGTCAACCATTTTCTTAACTGCGTGAAGTATTGTTGCGTGGTCTTTACCTCCTATTAACTGACCTATTTTTGAAAGTGAATAGTTTGTCCCTGCATAAATTAAAAGTGTCGCAATATAACGTGCATCGATTATAAATCGTTCACGTGACCGAGAAAAAAACTGCTTACGTGTGACATCGTGAGTTCTGCAAACCATATCAATTACCTTATCTTCAAAAGAATATACAAGGTTTTCTTCCTTCTCAATAATCATCCTTTGTAACTCCTTCGCGTTTTCATTGGTGAACACGTTAAGAAACTCTCGGTAGTTCTTAATCCTGTAACGGTCAAGAAATTGTATTAAAGAATTACTCATCTCCTTCGTTTTTAATTGTTTTCTTTTCGCTTTCCAAAATTAGTTCTACAATTTCCTTTGAACTGATGCCAGTATACTTACTGATTTTAGTAATATCGCACACGTGCATCAGCATCGGATAACGTGTCCATTTTTGCGCCTGTGGATAACTGATGTTCATTGCTTTCGCAAGGCTCGGTGTAGTACCGAACCAAGCGAAAACAAAAAGTTCCCATTTACTTTTCATCGTTTAACTTATCAATTAGGTTAATGATTGGGTTAAATAGTTCCGCTATATGCGGATCATAAGAGTGCAACTGCTGTTGTGTTAAAGTACACTTCAAAACTTGTTCTAATTTGTTGTTCATAATAATGGTTTTAAAATTTTAATTGTTTCGTGCATTCAAAATGGAAGGTCGTTCGCATCCATCTTCGCGTTTGAATTTGCGCTATCTTTCGCATCATCCGTTAAACCAACTCCAGTCAAAAGATATTTTTCGAATAATTGAGCAACCTCAATAACTTTAGCTGGGTTCTCGGAATGGTTCATATCAACCGAAGCCTTTAACGCTACTGCACGTGCGATAGATTCTTCTTTGTCCTTTGAGTTATTCGCTTGGTAGTTGCTACCTGTTGAACTTGGAGTGAAAGAACGTTGTTCCTGTACCCACTTAATTTTGTGACCTCTACCACTTGGAGTGATTTCGTAGTTCTTTGAGTCACCAACCGCGAAGGGTGGCTGTTGGGATTTGCTGAAGACCGTTCCTGTGTCTCCATTCTCCATTGTAACTTCGAATTTAAACATGTCGTTCCATGTCCCCGCGCCTTGCACGTGTGTGATTTTTGATGTAGCCATCTTTTTTATTTATTTGATTGTTAAATTGTTTTCTGTATCGGTTGAGCCTATTGCCCAAAGTTCGTCTTTAATTATTGGATGTTCTTTTGCGCATTCGTTTATGCAATTTAAACACCAAGATTCAGTATCTTCAATAGATATCCAAACTGCATAAAGTTCATCTTCGTATTTCAATTCATTACACTTTTGGCAACGTTCCCCATCAAAGATAGATGTTGGATAATCGGGTGGGTTAATTCTATCGTACATAGGTGCGCTCGGTTAAAAGGTCTTCCATTCGTTCAAGGGGACTACGCGGTACACTATTCGCGATATGCTGCGCCAGTGCGTTGTAATCAAGTTGTTCAGTTGGGTAACTTGAAGATTGTACGCAAATATATTTTCTTGGGTAATTCATAAGTTTCTATGTTTTGGAAAATATACTAATTCAAGAGTTTCTTTTAAAGATTCTTTGGAAAATACACTTCCTCTGTATCCTTCACAATACTCAACTGCTGCTCTTTGTAAGATTGCTAATTGTTCACCTGTCAATTCTACAATCCAATATTTTTCGTTCTTTTCCATAATTAAGCAATTTCAAAGATATAAATTTCACTTCTAAAAGGTGAAGTTGCAGGAACTTCCAAATCGTAGGCATAACCGAAACCATCTTGGTCTTCGTTATAGGTTAAATCCATTTCATCCGCGTGGCGGTGAACTGATTGATTAGCGAGTTCTAATGTTGGAAAGTCAAATACTTTTGCTTGAGTTCCTGATTCGTGAATGATTACTTGATACATATTTGTTGTTTTTAAGTTGTTTATTAATTACGAATTTAATGCTTCTTCATATGATTCAAAGAAATTTTCTTCACCATCCATAAAAGAAATAGTTATATATTCTACTTTTCGACCTAACATTGAACATATAGAAACACCATTTTCCAATGCTATATAAGTATAACCAGAATTTGGATTAAAACCAATTTCCATTATATACTCACCTCTACAATAATCAGCATAAGCTTTAAAACAATTAGATAAACCATATGCTTCGCAAGAAGCTATTGATTCAGATAAACCATTTAATGTAATTGAATTTTTCATTTGTTCTTTGTTTTTAAGTTTGATGTGACAAATATATAACTGTTTTTTTAATTCTAAAGCTTTTTTTTTGTTAAAAATAAAATATTTTTAGTTTTCCTTTATTTTACAATACTTTCCAAAGATGAAAAAATCTACTTTTATATCGATTTATGAAGCAAAAGATAGTTAATTCATTAAAACCACGTGCTAAAAAACCTTATTCAGGTGAAGCAGGAGTACAAATTGCAGTGATTCAGTACCTAAAAATGGCTTATCCTAATGCTATTTATTGTGCTTCAGCAGGTGGAATGTTTACTTCGATGAAACAAGCCATAAAAATGAAGGCGACTGGGTATGTTAAAGGATTTCCAGACCTTCAGATATGCGAACCAAACGAAAAGTATCACGGTTTATTTATCGAATTAAAGACCGAGAAAGGCGTAGTGAGTAAGGAACAAAAGGAATGGATCAAACAACTAAACAAAAGGGGTTATTATGCGTCTATATGTAAAGGATTTGACGAGGCGCAAAAAGTAATTGATGGTTATTTCGCAGGAACAATATAATAAATACCGCATTTTTGCGAGGAATATAACCGCATCACAATTTGAGGGGGATGAACTTTTACACTCTACACTTTTAAACATCCTCGAAACTGACACTTCCAAGATTAACGATATTGATTCTTATGTAATTTGTTCTCTTAAGTGGGAATACATAAGACCACGTACCCGATATAAGAAGTTAATTGGTGACTTCCAAGCGAATTGGACTGACCTTGAGCCGCATCAATTCGAAGTTGAACTAAACAACAACCGCGAAACGTGGATAGGTTCACGACTAACTAATGAGCAACTTGACATATTAATGAGTCGCTTACCTTTCTTTGAACGCGAGGTATTCAATCTATACGTTATGAATGGTTTTAGTTACCGAGAGTTATCCAATGAAACTGGCATTCCGGTATCTTATTTATACGACACGGTCAAACGTGCCAAAGAAGAAATAAAAAAATGTATTAAGTATGACGAATAAAGAGATGTTCGAATATCGGATGGGGATTTGTAAAGCCTGTGCAATCTTTAACCACACAACCCGAACTTGTGGAACTGCGTTATCCAAACTCAACCCATTTAACGAATGGCAGGAGATGAACGGAGTTAAGTTTAAGCCTTGTGGGTGTTTTATGGATGTTAAGGCTCGTATGGCACTCCAAGAATGTCCTGCCAAGATGTGGACTGCACAAACTGACAATGATACGATTGAAGAAGCAAAGGAGTTGATTGCAACTATTAAGAAGTCGGGAGTAGTTACAGGTGAACAGAGATCCATTCTCGGCAAGTTAAAAGCAATAATAAACGGAGACACAAAGCCTATTAAATTGCGCCATTGTATTGGATGCGTAACGAAGATAGTTGATGAATTAACGCACCAACTTAAGCGCGAGGATTCCGAGTTGTTATTAGATACAAATGAAGTTGAACAACCACAACCAAAAAAACGTGGAAGAAAACGAAGAACTCAATGAGCCTGCTACATTTCTTTTTTATGTCGTATTTAGTGACCGTATTACTACATATTGGATTCTTCCTGACGCTAATGCGTTATCACTCCATTCGTTTCACAACTGAGAATATAATAGGAATGCTATTCACATCTCTAACCTTTCCGTTATGGTGGTTTGAGTTGTTGAAGAATCGTTAATAAGTATTAAGTAAACTTATTATATTTCATTATATTTTTATGCCGTTGAGAGTATTGAAATATTTCCCCTTTCATTTTAACTCTCAACAAAGTTATAATGATTGGGGAATTTTCTTTTAATGGCGGTGTAAATACGTTTGGTTAAAAGGAATACGCGTTACAAAGGGATGATTGCACAGCGCAACGGTAGCATAAAGGGTAAAGCCGTAAGACAATCACGAGAGCCGATTATCTCGTTAAAGTAGTACCCAGACTAATTGTCATCGGTGACAAATTAGGACTTGAAAGCGAGGAACTCATTCGACTGAATGATTTTTTAATGCTTAGAGAGTGAATGACAACTAACTATAAAACGTTGGTAGGATATTCTCATTCTCTTTATGCTCAGAATCTATTCTCTTGAATAATTATTATATACTATATTTGTTAATATGAAAAAACAAATTTATCAAGTTAAAGAATTTAGAACTGCGTTTGGTTTATCTAACAACGTTCATGACTGCGATAAGGAACTTCATCAAGCACTGGTTACTGAAGAGATAGAAGAAATGATCCAAGCCAACAATCACGTTGAAATAGCAGACGCGATTATAGACCAAATGTATTTACTCATTGGCTATGCTTGTAACCTTCAAATTGAGGACAAATTAGAGGCACTATTCGATGAAGTACACCGTTCTAATATGAGCAAACTTGATAAAGAAGGAAAGCCAATTTACCGTGCTGATGGCAAGGTTATGAAAAGTGAATTGTATTTTAAACCAAATTTAAAAAATATCTTAACTAAATAAATATGCAAAAAATAGCTAAAATTGAATACGTTCCAATATGGAAAATAAAAAACAATCCGAATAACCCGCGTCTTGTTAAAGATGACAAGTTTAAAAAATTAGTTAAATCAATAAAAGATTTTCCTGATATGTTAGATAAAAGACCTATTATTGTCAATCAAGATTTAATTGTTCTTGGTGGTAATATGAGATTAAAAGCTTGTAATGAGGCAGGATTAAAAGAAGTTCCTATTATTGTAACTGATTGGAATGAAGAACAACAAAAACAATTTATAATAAAAGACAATCTTGGATATGGTGAATGGGATTGGGATATGATTGCTAATGAATGGGATGTAGAAGAAATTACAGAATGGGGTTTAGATTTACCAGACTTTCAAAAAGAAGTAAAATTAGATGATGCCGATGATTTATCTTCAGAAATTAAATCTTTATATAGAATAGAAATAATTTGTTCAGATGAAGAACATCAAGAAAACACTTATAATAAACTAATTGAACAAGGACACGAATGCCGACTTTTGACATTATAAAAGAAGTAAAGCCATCAAAAACATTTAGAGTGGCTTCAGTGATTGGTAAATTTGATTTACAATCGGAAAATGTAGTTGAACATTTCAAAGGTGATATTGATATACCAAATGAATGGCAAATAGGTTTAATAGTAGGCAAAAGCGGAACTGGTAAAACTACAATAGCAAAACAATTATTTGAAGATGCTTATATAACAACTTATGATTATTCAGCAGAAACTGTTTTGGATGATATGCCAAAAGAATGTAGTGTTGAACAAATTACTTCTGCTTTTAATTCAGTAGGGTTTTCAAGTCCACCCAGTTGGTTAAAACCATATTCAGTATTAAGTAATGGACAAAAAATGAGAGTTGATTTAGCTCGTGCTATTTTAGAAAAGAATGAATTGTTTGTATTTGATGAGTTTACAAGTGTTGTAGATAGAAACGTGGCTCAAATAGGATCATTTGCAATGCAGAAAGCAATACGTAAAACTAAAAAGAAATTTATAGCGGTTACTTGCCATTTTGATGTTCAAGATTGGCTGCTACCCGATTGGGTATTTAATACAGACACGATGACCTTTCAAAGTTTTGAAGGGCAAAAAAAAAATAGACCAGAAATTAAATTTGAAATATACCAAACAA